AAGTGTGCTATAATATTTTTTTACACATATAGAGTCGCAAAACCATGAGAAGAAAAAAGAGATACAAACATGCAGTAATAAACAAGAAGAAATATTACTTCTATAAAATAGTTTGGGTCGATCCGTGCGGGGACGCAGGGCATGCAGACGTAGACGAAATGAAAAAGTTATTACCAGCTACTATGATTTCACAAGCATACATATTTGCTAAAGATAAGAAACATGTGTGGACATTTGCTTCTTACGACTCAGAGCAGGCGGTGTTCTCAGATCGTAATTGTTTCCCACGTTCTATAATAAAAAAGATGGAAAAAATATTAAACTAAATGATTGCATTTGAATGGGAAAGAATATTTCATGACACCGCAAAGGAGGAAAAGAATATGCAAGATCCTAAAAATAAAATTGAAGAACTAGAGGAGAAGATTGAGAAGTTAGAGAATGAAATCGCTAACATCAAAGATGTCCTTGATGTTCAAGATGAGCCAGAGGATGATGATATTGAAGACGACGATCAAGATTAATCTTTTTTCTGTTCACCCTCGAGCTTCTTTGGTTCGGGGGTGACATCTATAATCTGTGAGTAATCTTCTAAAATCTGTTTCATTTTGTTTTCTAACTCTTGTTCTGATAGGTCCTCTAATTTCCCTGTTTTTATTATTTTTCTGTCTATGTATAATCCTGCCGCCTTACCCCGGTTTGTCTCGGCATTCACGGCTGCACTCCACGCCCCCTTCTTCAAAGCGGCGTCTTTAATTCGTCCAAGTTCTGCCACATGGCTGTCATAATTGACTTCATACTTTTTAAGTCTTTCTTCTTTGAGTTCGCCTATGTATTTGACTACGAGTGGGTTTAACTTTGGATTAGTTAATTCTGATCCCTCTTGCCTACAACGTTTCTCACTGTAGCCAGCTAGCTTTGCTGCCTCTGATTTTGTAAGTGGCCCATCTGGTCCACCGAATACTAATAGTTCGGCGAATCTCTTTTGCATTTCTGTTAATCTTTTTGGTAATCCCATAATTTATCTCCGGTCATGGGCGGGACAAAGCATCTTAACCGCCAATGACCTTACTTGACATTTTAGAGTAACAATCCTATAATGTCAAGTATGGTAACAAGTAATAAAGATGCTGCCAAGATATGGGCAGAGATAGAGAAAGCTAGAAACGTAACACCTGCAGAGGAGAAAGGACCGAACGATTTGGAAAAGAGAATAGAAGACTTAGAGCGAATAGAAAGTATTCATCGTAGAATGAATGGTGAGTTAAGAAAAGAAGTGTATGACCTGAAGATAAAAGCAGCGCAAGCTGATGCATACAAGACTACCATTAATCAAATGAAATCTATTATTAATGATTTAACGATTGAGAATAATAGACTTAGTAAGAATGAGAAGAGAACGACAGAAATCTTACAAGAGTTTAGAAATAAAGGTGACGTGTAGTGTACGTAAAACATTTACAAGAGTATCTAGCTAAGTTTACGGAAGGTAGAAATAGTATGCGAGGCAACGCTGTCAGTGATGCCAAAATATACATCATGACCAGAAAAGGTTATCTTGAAGAGATCAAACGTATTGAAGTTCATGAAAGTAATAACCCACTGGATACATCTTTACGGGTTGTTTTAAAACCAAACAGAGAGGAGAAGTTAATACTTCCTCCTGGATACATTAAAGATTATTAAAGGAGAAATATGTCAACAAGCGAGCATTGGTATGTAATAAGAGATGGTAAACTATATTATCATTATGAAAATGATGGTGTAGCTATACTAAGAAAAGGAATAGATCCCCATGAAACATTAATTGGAGACGCACGGTCTATAGTTAATTACATGAAGATTAGAGGTAACACAGCCTCTAGCACCGCTGGTGGAGGGTCTGTAGAAAGTGTCTTAAACGAGTGGGAACAAGAGCAGGAGTTACTTCAAAAATCTGATGGGACCGGAGGCTAAACTTTATAAAAAATTTAAGAAGGCAACACCCAATATTTTGTGGCACCGTATAGAGAATTTAGCCATTCCAGGTATGCCAGATGCGTTGGGATATACGGAAAAGTTCTTCTATTTTACTGTTGAGTTTAAAGTTACGAAGAGTAACAAAGTTAAATTTTCACCACACCAAATTGCCTACCATGTAGCGCATCCTTACAATAGCTTCATCTGCATTGAGCACCTCGGTTCGAGGTCCATAAAACTTTATGAAGGATCCGTGGTCCGTGATTTAGCAGAACAAGGCTTGACGCTTGAAGCTTGCTGCTTGGGGCTTGACGCTTGTCGCTTGAAGCTTGAATCGCTTGGCGCTTGACGCTTGCTGCTTGACGCTTGTAGCTTGCGTCTCTCTTCTCGAAGCTTCTTGTAATAACTCGGATGATACCAAACCATTAGTGCTGGCCATAGGCTACATTCTTAACAGCCGGATCCCAGCACGCGCGGCAGTCCTTACATTCATTCTGTTGTCTAGGGGCCGGACATGTCGGACCGGTTTTAACAACGGTTGAAGTATGGGGCCACGATGCAGGGGCCGGCTGGTTTACCATCGGCGCTGAAAATCTTATTACAAGATTATCAGGCTTCAACGAAAGGAATGCCTTGACCCACGCTTCGCGGGTTGGCATCCAGTGCTTGACTGTAGGTGTAAGTTTACACACAGCGAAGATCTTGATCAGATGGTCCTCGTCCTGCACGTCTCCGGAGTCGTGCCATCTAAAATATTTTGATTTTTTACTATTAATTATTGTTGCCATTGCTCCTGTCCACAATGGGTTTCGAATCGCCTTCAGTCTAAAGTATTGCGCATCCTGCACAACTTTAAAAACATAGCAGCCCTTCAAAGCATAACAGTCATAGCATACTGAACCGGGGACCGCTTGTAGCTTGCCGCCAGTCTTGCATTCTTTAGCTGGTAGACCGTAGGCCCATCCTGGCATCTTGCTGGGCTTGCTCAATGATCCGGTAATCTTTAATGCATCTCTAACTTTCATAATTTCTTATACTCTCCAATTGTGGCCAGCTTGTGGCTTGACGCTTTCGTCGTATGGCTCTTGCCATACGGGGAACCTACGCCAGGCCAGCTTGTGGCTTGGCGCTCGGCTATCTCCGGCGGCGCCAGGTCACTTGTAGTTTGACGCTCGACATTCTCGGGCGACGCCAAACTGTTTGCCCGCTTATCGATTCTACATGAGTCGAGGCATGGCCAAGTGATCCGTTGGACGTGCGCGCGCTTGCGTCTTCTAGTTAGGCTTGTAATAATCTAACGCCAACGGTTCGAACTTGACCCGGGTCAGTTATTATCATGGCTCATGACCCAGGAGCCATAATCAATATATACACTTGACAATCATTTGTCAATAGGATAATGTAGGACAAATAACGAAAGGATAAACAATGCCAAAGACAATGACGAAATATCAACTGGAACACTTTAAAGACAAAGTAAGACGAAACTTTGAACCATTGATAAAGGAACAAGAACTGTTGGTTAAACAGTTTAGGACTGAAGCTACAAATAAGATAGTAGGAAAGCTCGCTAAAAAAATGGGCGCTGATAAAATCTTAGATAGCTTTAGGAAGGCGGAAGCACAGCTTAAAAAAGCTCAGGATGACGCTAGAACCTTCTTCAAAAAGAAGGCGGACAAAGATAAAAAAGAAATAAATAATTATCGCTTTGACCGAGACGAAAGGTTGTCGCTTGCAGATTGTGAAGAACAGATGAGGGACTGGGCTAGAGAATTGGTTGACGCTGAAATAAGAAGAAGACCTGAAGGCGCTAAACTAAAACAACTAGAGCAGTTAAAACAACACTCTATTGATACAGTTATGGAAAGCGGAACGCCTGAAGAATTAATCAAGTCGCTAGATAATACAACCAAGAAAATTGGTATTGCTTGGGTTGTGGATACTTCCAAAATAAAACAAATTGGAAGTGATTAAGTATTGACAGTGTATCCTATTTAATATAGGATACACTTAACGAAAGGAATAAAGATGTACAACACGATACTATATTGGGGACTAGGACTAATGGCAGTAGGCTTTGTAGGTTTCATTATTTCAATCATAATGGAACGACACTACGAGGTTAAACTGTGGGAACTAGAGCAAAAAAGAAAGGGGCAGAAATGAAACCATTAGAAATAATAGAAGAATATAACAAAAACATATTACCAAAAACAGACTTTATTGTTTCATGGCACGCGAAGAAATATAACAAAGTTATATTCCGTGTTGGCAACTTAAGTAAAGAGGGTTGCAGAACATGGGAACAAGACGGCAATAAATATATGTGTTTTTGGGACACAGTATTAGAACGTTATACAACTTGTATAAACCCCATGATTACATACAGGCGCAAAGTATCATGATTGAACTGTTTAATATAATATTTGTAGAGAGCCCTACCGGGCTCTCTATTATTCTGGCCTTTGGCCTGGGTGCTATTTTATATACCCTCTTGACAGATGGAATTAAATAGGATAATATAGGACTATGAAAATAACATATCAACCAATACATGACAACAATGACTACACGAGACGAAATAGATTCACAGGTGAATCTATTGAACTAACAAAAGAGGAATGCGAGAAACATGATAAGATATTTTATCACGAAGCTCTTGCTACTCTTGAGGATAAAGAACTAGGAGAAGGCGGTAGCAAACACTGGCAAGAAATGCGAAACCTATTAGACTGGTTTATTAAAAACAATGCGAAAGCTTATATGGTGTTATTAGATTAGATAAGAAGGACATGGCCTAAAGGCCATGGCTCACGGCCCCCGGGCCTACGGCCCGGGGGCCGAGGGGTCCCAGACCAAAACCGATTTGGCTTGACGCTTATGGGCCCACCCACCCTTAAACACAAAAGGGGTCCCACTGCTTTTTGCTATATGCCTTGATTTACATAGTTACCCCTGATAAAAACATTTTGGTACCATGGACTTGAATAAGGTAAATATAGAAAAATTACCTGCGGATGTACGGAAGACCTTTAAAAAACTGCAACTGCTCCATGCTGAAAAAAAGATACAGAATAAAGCTAAGAATGATTTTCTATCTTTTGTAAAATGCATGTGGCCAGACTTTGTAGAGGGGTCCCACCACAGACATATCGCAGAAAAATTTAATGACCTGGCGGAAGGAAAAATCAACCGCCTTATTGTGAATATGCCACCTAGGCATACTAAATCTGAATTTGCATCTTATCTTTTACCATCATGGATGGTGGGCCGTAATCCAAAGTTAAAGATTATTCAAACAACTCACAATGCTGAACTTGCTGTGAGATTTGGCCGGAAGTCCAAGAACCTTATAGATAGCGACAGGTATCAGAAAATTTTTAAGACACAACTCCAAGAAGATTCGAAAGCCGCGGGCCGTTGGGAAACATCCGATGGCGGAGAATATTTTGCAGCGGGTGTTGGCGGTGCAATCACGGGCCGTGGAGCAGACTTATTAATTATTGACGATCCCCACTCGGAACAAGATTCACTATCCAAGACTGCGATGGAGTCCGCGTACGAGTGGTATACATCAGGTCCAAGACAGCGACTTCAACCAGGTGGCAAGATCGTCTTGGTTATGACACGTTGGTCAACAAAAGATTTAACGGGCAAACTTATAGCGAATCAAAAAGAACCAAAGTCAGATCAGTGGCACGTGGTCGAATTTCCTGCAATCATGGACCACGGACCAGTATGGCCTGAGTATTGGAAGCTAGACGAACTTGAAAAGGTTAAAGCAACTTTGCCTGTTGGTAAATGGAACGCGCAGTGGATGCAATCGCCAACGTCAGAAGAAGGTGCAATCTTAAAACGTGAATGGTGGATGGTGTATGACAAAGAATATATTCCAGCTCTTCAACACGTGATACAATCTTACGATACGGCTTTTCTTAAAAAAGAGACCGCGGATTATTCTGCTATCACAACGTGGGGTGTATTTTATCCAACTCCTGATTCACCTGCTAATTTACTCTTACTAGATGCCGTCAAAGGAAGATACGAGTTCCCTGAACTAAGGCGCTTGGCCCTTCAACAATATAAATATTGGCAACCTGAGTCTGTTATCATAGAAGCCAAAGCATCTGGATTACCTTTGATGTATGAACTTAGACAAATGGATATACCTGTTATTTCCTTTACTCCAAGCAAAGGAAATGATAAGCATGCAAGAGTCAACGCTGTTGCACCTCTTTTTGAGTCTGGAATGATTTGGGCGCCAGAACAGAAATTTGCAGAGGAGGTGATTGAAGAATGCGCTGCATTCCCCAACGGTGATCACGACGACCTTGTGGACTCTACAACACAAGCTATCATGCGCTTTAGACAAGGCGGGTTGATTACTCACCCTGAAGACTATATAACAGATAAAAAAGACCCAACACCGAAGAGGTATTATTAGTATGAAATTTTTTTTAACCGCGCTTCTAAGACTATTTAGAAAAGAGATGGGAAGATCTCCAACCCCTGGAGAGTTAGACATGTTAAAGAAGAAAGCCTTAGAGATGGAGCAGTCAGATAAAATTATCCCATTCCCACCAGGCGGTAAAGATAAAGTAGATCCATTTAAAGACAGACCAAACGTTACAAGTGATGCTGATGAACTCAAACCTAAACCAGATTTAGATGAAGTGGCAAAAAAAATGAAAGAGATAGAAGCCACAATGGACAGTGATGTTAAAGGGGGATTAGGAATGTTTAAAGAGACAGACGCAGAGATGATAGCTAGAATGAAAAAACAAAACAAAGAAGCTGTTGAGAGACTTAAAAAGAAAAAAGAAAAAGATCTTGGTGATAAATTAAAAGATCTACCAGACGATATCCCAGATATGGCAAAAGGTGGTATCATAGGTTTAGCAGAAGGTGGACCACCAGATCCTGGTCGAAGAAAGTTTATGAAAATTTTAGGAGGTCTTGCTTCCATACCTATCCTAGGTAGATTTATTACACCTGTTAAACAAGCAGCAGAAGTAGCTCCTGCAGCTGTTGAAGCTGTGAAAGGTGTGCCTTCGTATTTCTTCAAACTAGCAGATAAAATTAGAAAACTAGGTGATGACGCACCAGGGCTTACATCTATTGAAAGAGAAACTGGTAAAAAATTTAAAAACTATGAGATGGTAGAAAACACAGACGGAGAAATTGTAATTAAGAAAAATACAACAGGGAGCTCCGTGATAGGAGATGATGTAGTTGAAGGTATAAAGTCAGAAGAAGTTATGATTTATAAACCTAAGACAAGAACAGCGGATGGTGTTTTAAACGAAGACTATCAAGAGCTTACTGTTAAACCAGATTATGAAGGTAAGATGAGAGATGTTGAAGATGGTTTAGAAACTGTTGAGGATATTTTGTCAGAGGTTGGAGAACAGAAAATCAAACGAGCAGGTGGTGGTATCGCCTACCTACTAGGAGAATAATGTCCGACGTTATTAAATTTGTAAATCAACTAGTTGACGAAACTAGTCCACCAGAAGATACACCAAGAGTAGAGATGCAAAGTGGTGGGTTAATCCAAAAAGATTTTATAGATCTCTATGAAAAATTTCCCGGAGGTTCTGATCTAGAATTTTCTAAATTTATTGAAAACGAAACAGGAATAAAATTAAATCCTAACGCAGTAAATGAGAGAAGAAGACGAGCCAATCTTAAAATAAAATTAAAAGAAGGACAATCTTTAAAAGGCACTGCCACAAGATTAGCTGACAATCAAGTAGCCTCTGAAGCTAAAAAATTAGGAATAGATACAAAAGGGAAAACCGTAAAAGAATTAAGACGTAAAATTAGTAGTGTTAGATTAAGAGAAAAAAGAAAAACTGATCCTGACGCTAGATTAAAGAAAGCTAAATTATCAAAAGAATATAGAAGAAAAATAACAGAAAGAAGAAGAACTGATCCTGAATTTAATATTCAAGAAAGAAAAAAAATAAGAGAACGAAGAAGAAGAGCTCAACTAAAAAATCCTAGAGTTGTGGCAGCAGTTCCTCATGACATGACTCCAAAAGGATTATTGTTTAAAGATTTAACTACACAAGCTCTTAGAAATCAAAAAGGAATGTTACCTAACTCTCACATTAAGTTTTTAAATCCAGATCAAGTGCGGCCTACAGGTATTGCTAAAGCAAAACAAATTCAACTGATTGATACAAAAGTTTTAGATGCTAATGGTCAACCAAAGATTATTACGTACGATAATGTAACTAAACATATTGATGACAACCAAAAACTTTATGGAATTAACAGTAAATCTGTTTTAGCAGAGTACGATAAAAAAATTACCATTAATAAATCTGGATTACGTAATAAGTTTAATGAGACTATTTATGGAGAAGCATACAAAAGCGCTACTACAAGAGGTAAACAATCCTTTGCCCCTTTTCATGTTCACCACCCGGCAGGAAGAGCGAACAACGCTTTTAACGTTCAGTTCGCAGTAGGTAGTGATAACATGAGAGAAAATGGATTACGTGCTACATTAGATTCAGAATTTAAAGCTGCAAAAACTTTTGGAGACAAAAGAAAAGCTGTAAAAAAATATTTAAACAATGTCCCTAAAAATCTAGAGGTTAGATTAAAAAGAACACCTTATGGTGTTAGACAAACGTTAACAGAAGTTACGGAACGAGTGTCTCCAGAATTAAGTAAACAGCTTTTGAGAGCGACTCCAACGGGTGAAGTCGCTCGTGATGTTGCTAAAAAAATAGCAAAAAGTTCAGGACCAACACTAGGTATAAACCTTGGTTTTCTACCTATGCTAAAAACAGCAGGCGAAGTCATAGGTTCACCAGCAGCGGCATTAGCTTTTGCTACAATGACAGTTAAAGATAATTTAGAAAAAGGTGAAAGTTTACCAGCAGCGGTTGCAGATAAAATGGTTGGACTTGAGCTTTTAGCACCAGGTGCCATATCTAGATTTGCACCAGGAGTTATGAAAGGTGTTTTAGGTTTAGGTAGAGTAGCAAGAGCATTTACACCTATAGGTCTTGGCTTAACAGCAGCAGGCGCAGCTAAAGATGTTTACCGAGAATACAAAAGACGAGAAGCACTAAGTGATGAAGATCGATTACAAGAAGATTTAGAAGCACAAGAGAAGTTTGATGAGATAATGGTAGGGGCTGCAAAGGGTGGATTAATACCACCTAAATCAGGTAAGACCCCACACGGTGACAAGGGCTTGGCTTCTTTAGCGGATTATGATATGACAAACACGGAGTTTATAAATGGCAGATATTGATAAGGGACTCCCTAACACTCGTACCCAGGTTAAAGTTCCGGGCGAAGAGGTCGAGGTTAAGGAAGAAATAAAAGAACAGCAACCGATAGAAGTTACACCAGAAGAAGATGGTGGTGCGACTATTGATTTTGAACCAGGTGCGGTTAACATACCTGGAACAGAATCTCACTTTGATAACTTAGCAGATCTCTTACCAGCAGATATTTTAGAACCTCTAGGTTCAGAATTAAAAAACAATTACATGGACTACAAGATGTCCAGAAAAGAATGGGAAAGATCTTATACAGAAGGACTTGATCTACTAGGATTTAAATACGAAAATAGAACGGAACCGTTTCAAGGAGCTTCAGGTGCAACGCACCCAGTGCTGGCAGAAGCTGTTACACAGTTCCAAGCTACAGCATACAAAGAGTTATTACCAAGTGACGGTCCAGTAAGAACACAGATTCTTGGTGCAACAACACCACCAAAGCAACAACAAGCACAGCGTGTAAAAGATTTTATGAACTATTTAATTATGGATCAAATGAAAGAGTATGAGCCAGAGTTTGATTCTATGTTATTTCATCTACCGCTTGCAGGATCTACATTTAAAAAAGTTTATTACGATGATTTATTAGGCAGAGCCGTATCCAAATTTATTCCTGCTGATGATTTAATTGTACCTTACACAGCAAACAGTTTAGAAGAAGCAGAAGCTATCATTCACGTTTTAAAAATATCTGAAAACGATTTAAGAAAACAACAAGTAGCAGGATTCTATTCTGATGTAGATTTAGGACCACCTACAATGACAACAAACGATGATGTTTCTAAAAAAGAAAAAGAATTAGAAGGCACTAAAAAATCTGGAAAACAACAAACAATGTATACTCTTCTTGAGTCACACGTTGATCTAGATTTAGAAGGCTTTGAAGATATTGGTCCAGACGGGGAACCGACTGGTATCAAGCTACCTTACATCGTAACAATCGAAGAAGGTAGTGGAACGGTTCTTTCGATAAGAAGGAACTATGCGCCCAACGATCCATTAAAACGAAGAGT